GGGCCGCAAAGTCAACTTCAACTTGCTGTACCAAGGTGTGATTTTGCCGCTCGGATTCGATCTGAATGCGGTGGGACTAGCGGCCGACCAGTGGCAAGGTATCGACTTGCTGTACCGGATCAAGCAAGACATGAAGAACAATCCGGAGGGCAAGCCCCGCTGTTTGCCGAAGCAGTATAGCCCCAAGCGTAGGGACTTCAACAACGCGCTGACGATGCTGCAATCTAAAAACGTGCTGCTGCCTTCGATGAAAGAAGATGATCGTCAGCGAATATTGGACGGCCGCGTCGAAAACTTCCGGACCGAAATGATCGGAAAGCCTGTACCTCACCTTTTGCTCCAGATGATCACCGTACGCGATGTCGGTGAGACGAGGACGCCAGAAAAAGGCGAAGGGTACACCGATGATATTTTCCGTGCACTCGTGCTCTTGACCACAACTATTCACAATCCAATCGTGATGCAGCGGCTATCAGATGCTCGCAAATATTCGTACTCAGGGAATCGCGTGGGCATGCCTCAACCCGCTTCTGCCGGTCGAAGTGGAGGCAATTTCGGTCGTTACGGAACTCGGTCTTGATCGCAATTTCATTGCATCGAACAGAGGTTGATAATGGTTAAGAAGAAAATACGACGACCGAATGCTGAATATGTATTACCTCCCACGTCGGGGCTAGCCCCCGAAACAAAACGCGTTTTAGCCCTCGATCCGGGGTCTAGGAACATGGGGATTTCTATTGTTGCGCTGTCTGCAAAAGGGCGTTTGCGGGTCATGGCGAACTCAATCGTCACCAATCCCGTTTATGACCTGACGTGCTTCGGTCCCCAACGTGATGCGTTTTTAGCCGAAGTAGATCAGTGGGTCGAATTGTACAAACCGAACGGAATCATTATTGAGCGATTCCAGACGCGTGGACTACTTGGACCCCTGATCGAAATCGTGAGCATCATGATCGGATTGCTGGCCGCTCGATACAGGATTCCGGTCAAGCTCGTGACAGCCGCAACATGGAAGAACGAGTTCCATCGTAGGTTCGCGGACAAGAATGTGACGCTTGACGAGATGTACAAGATGTCGAGGACTACCCCGCACCAACTCGATTCGTGTTTCATGGGTGTCTACGCGTTGGAAAAAGGACTGGGTGCCCAGCTTGTGTACGATCCGCAGCAAGTGATGATGAGCGCCGAAGATTCGTCGCTTGTCCGTCTCATCAACAGGAAGAGCAGATCATGAAATGGCTTGTATGGGGTCGCTGCGTATTGAAAGATGGTTCGATCACGGAGTGGCATAGACAGCCTCGTCAATACAAATCGAAGTCTGCGGCACACAGAGCGCTAGAAATGCTACAGCGTCCGGGCCTGATGCGTTTGAGGATCATGGATGCTGAAGCAGCCTACGAGCATTGGCGCTTTGTTGGTGTGGCTGCTATTCAACATTTCGCGACGCCTGATGGAATGGTACCGACTGCCCAAACTGTAATTCGCTACATAAAGGATTGATATGGCCGCATATATTCCCGCAGCATTCCGTGACGCTGCCGCAACAAAGACAGAAGCAAAGACAAAGCTCGAAGCGAAAAGTACCAAGACCGAAGCGCGTATCGACATGAGTGCAGACGTCGCGGGTGCAGGTCTGTGCCCCGAATGCCGCAAGCCCATGGAACGAAGTAACGCAAACGGTATTCCGGTCCTGACGTGCGACGAGCACCGCATCGCGATTCCGATTGCCGACGAACAGGTGTAAGGAGGTCCGATGTTGAAGAAGAAAAAGAAGGTGAGCGCGAGCGCGATCGAGACGGACTTCGATCTAACGACACCACCGAGAAAGATACGGACGATTGAGCATGTACAAACGCCTAAGCCTAAGAAGAAACTGCTTCACGAGGTGGTCAAGAAATACGATCCGGAAGAGATCGAGGACGCGGACGCGGACGAGTTTGCGCCCAAGAAGAAAAAGAGCGCTGGTACGGCTCTGACAATAGGGTCCATAGATGGGGTACGCCCCAAGACCGAGAAGGCGGCCAAGACCTCGCTAGCCACCATACAATCGATTTTCAAAGAAGACGCACAAGAACTTGTGGGTCTCATGGAAGACGGTGACGAAGATAGCACGCTGTCGAGGCTGAACAAACGGCTGATCCAAAGCTCGATCAACTTGATTGCTCAGGTCGAGAAAGGCATCCACGATTCGAACGGACGCTACGGTGTCCACGGTTATACGGGACTGGTGCAAACCATTCGCGAACTCGTGATCGACTTGCAAAACACGAAAGATCGCGGGGCCATGGGCGTCACGATAGCCGAAAACATAATGCGTCCGGCGTTCTTGGACATGGGTATGGCTGTCATGACCGAATACGCAACGGTCGCCAACGATCTGAAAGATACGGTCGATCCTGAAGTGTATGCCCAGTTCCGCAGGAGCCAGATCGAGAGTCGTAATCGATTAGCTGCCCTCATGCAAGAGCAGTACATGAAGATGCGCGACGAAACAATCAACTTTTTGCAAAGATGACCATGGATGCGAACGGCCTTAAACAAGCTATCGGTACCTACTGGGGACAAAAGTGTTTCGCAGTAGGTACCGAGATCGGAATCACGAGCGGTGGTTCGCTACGCGCTGACCTGCTGGCCGTCAACATGCGTGGCGAATTCGTTCTGGTCGAGATCAAAAGCAGTTACGCAGATTTCCGATCAGACAAGAAGTGGTGGCACTACATCGATTACACAAATCGCCTGTACTTTGGAATTACGGATGTCTTGTACGAAAAGGTACACGATCTAATCCCAAAGGGCATTGGCATTATTGTCATCGATTCTCAGACAGGTGAGGCGCGCGTACGTCAACCGGCTACGCGCCGGGAAATGGATAAAGCCATCCATCAGAACCTACTGATCCGCATGCTCTTCCGACATTCCGAGTTCAGTCGTTACAGACGAACCAACCGAAGGTAACTTATGTTCTCCAAAAATCGAATACTCGGTGTGACCGGGAGTTCTATCAACGTTCAAGCAGGCTCGCCCAGCGCTTTAGTTTCACGCGCTCCCGCACGACAGGACCCGATGAAGCTGACAGCCAATCTAGGGTTGTCCGGTGCAGGTGGTGGCGGGGCCTCGCTGTCTGTAAACGGATTCTGGCAATCGAACTACCAGTATTACATGACCGGTATTATTCCGGCCGACCCACATCTGATCGATACGTCTACGCTTGCTCTGTTCTATCGTGACATTTATTTGTTCGACAACACAGCAGGATCGGCCGTCGACATCCAATCACATTTCCCGTTCTCAGAATGGGAACTGCGTGGTCTTGAAGCCAAAGAGCTACGACCGTACGAAGAAGCTTTGGATCGGCTTAATCTCCAACAGATGATGCCGCTCATCAGTACCGCTCACTTGACTGACGGTTTCTTCTGCGGATCACTCGTCTTCGATCCACGCAACAAACAGTTTATCGACACGCTGCTTCACGATGCGCTTTCGTGCGCTGTGATCCCGTCCCCGTTCTTCAACATCGATCCGACGATCAATGTGCGGGTAGGACAGGCTACACAGCAGTTCATGCACGACACATCTGAATACGCACGGCGTTACATGGACTCAATGCCACGTCAATTCATTGAGATGCTTAGGAGTGGGGCATTCACACTTGATCCAGTGACCACTTTGTTTGTCCCACGTCGTTCGACAACGGACCGTGCGTATACCTCGTACTTGCATCGAATTCTGCCGATGTATTTGATCGAGAAAACGCTGTTCCGTGGAACGCTGGTTGAAGCACAACGCCGTCAACGAGCAATGACTCATTTGACCGCCGGTGACGATACATGGACACCGACAGGCGAGGAACTTAGCGCGCTTGTTCGCGAGTTCCAGACAGCGGAATTCGACCCGCTGGGCGGTTGGGTATCGACGCGTAACGCGGTGCAAGCCGTTGACTTGCGTCCGGGTGGCGATTTCTGGAAATGGACGGACATGGCCGACGTGCTGGTCCCGTACAAGCTCCGGGCACTGGGCATCAGCGAATCGTTCATGAGTGGCGAGGCATCTTACGCTGCTGCTGAATCAGCGTATTCCACATTCTTGGAAACGCAGAATTCGTATCGTGCTGACTTGACCGAACGTATCTTCTACTCGAAGATTTTCCCGCTCGTGGCCGTCGTCAACGATATGTACAAGGACCCGAAGCAACGTGCCAAGTCAGGCAAGATCGTTGACTTCTTGTTCAACAAGGCCAACCGTCAGAACCTCAAGATGCCGCAGCTTCACTGGCATAAAGAACTTGAGGCCAAGGGCGAAGAAGACATGATGGAACTTCTTGAAATGGCTTCGGACAAGGGCGTTCCGATTCCTCTCAAGATGTGGATGGCGGCCGCAAAGATCGATCCGGAAGCGCTGATCCGAGATTTGGAGGAAGACAAGCTGCTGCGTGCCAAGCTCGAAGAGTACACGGATAAGGATACGTCACACGAAGGCGAAGATCATTTCTCCTCCGAATTTGATGACGACGAACGTGAGATCGACGGACCGGAAGAACCTGAATTCGCGGCCCTCTTCAATCGTACGGCTGGCATGCCCACAAGCACAAGCGTGAACAGTGGTATCGGTGCTGGCTATCGCAAGCCTTTGCTGGGCCGTGACTGGGAAGATTCGGGTGACACGTGGACGTTCACGAAGACCGGGAAGATCAAGCACAATCCGAACCCAGTGGCTGCGCGTCAGAAGTCGAACGATCAGATTATGAAGATTGCTCGTGATGCACGCGATCCGAATTATCGTGAGACGTTGAAGAAGCGCAACAAAGAGAAGTTGGGGCGCACAACGTTGCCCAAATAAGGACGATCGCATGTACAGCTTCCTAATGTCACCTGAAGTCTTGAGTGCCAAGATAAAGCCTGAAGAGGCTTATGACTGGTTCGTTTATACCAACAGAAGTCCGGTGACGATCAATGCAAATCTGAGGATCGAAAAAGGCGCTCGCTTCGGCGTCCGCAGATCGGATGATGATCCACGTAAAGTGCGATTGGTTCTGCATGGGAATCTGGCACGGGTCTGGACGGTCAATATGGAAAAGGCTAAGGCCCTAGCCAAGGGGGTACGATGAAAGACGTAAACGGGAAACCTCGCATCAAATACTTCGGCATTTTGTTCGATGATTACACGCCAGCCGTCGAAGGCCAACTGTGTCGTGACTGTATCAAGATGATTGATCTGGCACGACACAGGGCCAACGAATTGGTGATCGTGTGTGCTGACGAGCGGCCTGATCGAATGCTGGCCGCTCTAGGTCTCACGCGGTTGCCCGACCACGAGCGCGCACGAGATTGGATAACTTATCGGACCCGTGAAGAATGGCCCGAAGACCCTGAGAATGCGCGCGTGCTTATCCAGCGTGATCTTTACATGTCACTCAAGGATCGCAATATGACGGTCCTCGACGAACAGCACACAAACGGCTACTACTTGCCGCCCCAAGGACGTCTCAGTCCTGACACGCTATCGTTGCTACGTCCTGCACCGAATGGCTACATTCCGACCGATCCAGCGCTGCTCATGCTCTGGACGTGACCGTCAATTTCATTGCATGTTACTCGAACGTGGTGCACGTGTAGTCGATTTCGTGGGAAGGGTGCTACGTGTGCATTTCGTATTTGGAGCGGCTTTGCTTTATAGCATCGGTTACGAGGACTTTCGCCGCTCCTCTTTTTCTACCCTAACGTTGACAGGCGTTAGAGGTTCAACCGTCTGTCAGTCTAGGGTGCTACCTCATAGGTGCGCGCCATGTACGAAAATCAAATGCTTTGCCTTCCTCCGCTAGGAGGTGCGTATGCCGTCATTTAATGCGCTCAATATATCTCCGTTTGTGTCCGGCAGTCCGGGAATAAACGGAATCGCGTCCCAGCTTACGGGTGCTCCGCTTACACCGCAGAACATCATCAATTCAGGTCTGTCGCTGCTCGGTCAAGGTGGATCGTCATCGGCTCTGGCTACACCGGGCACCGTCTCTCAACTGAGTAACAACGGTGGTGTGATACCGGGTGATAACCTGACGGGTATCAACTCACGTCCTGACCCGATGATGAGTTTCACATGGTATGCGCAACTGCCTGTCATCAGTCCGGGTACGACGCAGAACGCTGGTGGCGCTAGTGCTACCTCGATTCTCCAGAACATCGCATCATCTGTTCAGTCAACGCTGACGTCCTCGCTTGGCGGTTCGATTGCGGTCTCAAGTTCAGCCCAACTGCCGTGGTATTACGTTGAAGAAGCAAGTCTTCCGTTCAGGCAGTTTGAAGTCAAATCGATTTTCCGTGAAGGTCGTGATCGCCACTATCCGTCGAAATACTCGGTGGATAATCTGCGTCTCTCGATTTACGCGGACTCGCAAAACAAAGCATTCACGTACTTGCAGGCGTGGAATAACGCGATCATTACACCGTTTGCGGCTACAGCAGCGGCGACCATGGGTGGCGGATGGGGCAGGCCCTCCGACTACAAGCAAACGATTTTTATCTACATGCTCGACGTGACCAACAATGTGTTGGCCCTAATCGAGTACGTGGAGTGCTGGCCCGTTTCAATGGACCAGTATTCGATGGACAGCGGTACATCAACCCGTATCGTCAATCACGTGAATTTTTCCGTCGGTGATGTGTTCATCAACCTGATGGGTGTCTCAGTAGATTTTGTGCAAAACATTCTCGCCAATCCAACGAACAACGCAATCACACAATCAATACTTGGTGCGGTAACTCCGTTGTCTAGTCTCAGTGCCCCGAACTTTTTGCAAGGTGGTTTATCTGGTATCGGTGCCTTTTTGTAACCCTTCCCATTAAGAGAATACTATGAATGTCCCAACATCAAAGACAGAAACGTTCATGGCTTTTCCACAAGAAAAGCGTGATGCGTTGGCCGCTGCTCAGGCAGAGAAACTGAAGTCGATCGCACATCTGCCGAAGAAGGTGAATATTCCCGGCTTTCCTAATCAGGTGCCTATCATGACACCTGTTGCGGACCAGCAGCAAACACGCGCTCAAGCGCCAATGACGGCCCAGCAGCACAACATGCGTGGACAGCAGCCGATGGGCGCTATCAATGTGTTTGTGCCAGATGGACAACAGGTTGATCCGAATGTGCAAGCAGACAGGATGTTTGGCGCGTTCGCGAACGTTCAGCATCAGCCGATGGCCGCATCTATTCCGAAACCTTTGGATCAGGTGCCGAACGTGAAGCCCGGTTTCACGGCCGCAATTGCTGATCCCGAATCGATGGGCTTGGACCTGCCTTCGCGTTTTTCGTACTACGCGTTCAAGGACTTTTACGCCCAGCCGTTCCGGACCAAGCATATTGCGAAGCTTCAGAAGGCGCATCGCGAACAGTCGTTGCTGCCTGTCGTTGAAGCCGTGGCTTCTGTATGCTTTACGACCGACCAACGATTTGCAGGTCAGCCGATTGCATTCGATCTGTCGCTTCCTGATTTCTTCTTTGTCCTGTACTGGCTGCGTCTGAACTCGTTCACGAAGAGCAACTACGTGCACACGACGAAGTGCGACAACGAAGAGCATATCAAGCGCGTTGAGTACATGCTGAACATGGATGAGATTATCCAGCAATTCGCTACACAGCAGATGTCAGAGGAAGAATTTGCTCGAATCAAGGCGCAGGCTCTACCGGCTACGTCGCTCGATATCTCGCAGATCGTGACCAACACGGATTTGCGTATCAACGAGTTGGAGACCTTGCCTGATCCAGAAATTTATCACTTCAGCGAGTCTTCGCAGATGTATTTGCGTCCCCCGACAATGCGTGACGTAATCGAATTCGCGGAAGCGCCTGAGATGGCTAATCCGGAAACGCGTGCTGAATACGTGTTCTTGGGTGGTCTGGCTTCGCACATCCAGCATCGAGATATGCGATTGACGCTAGCCGATCGTATCCAGATCGTTGGCGAAGCGGCGGCCGATGATATTGCGCTTATCAAAGGTTTCGAAAAGGCCCTCGGTGATTACGGGGTTGAAGAAAAAATCAAGGTTCAGTGCAAGGAGTGTGGCGCAGTGAGGGGGACGAAACTCTCCATCGCTGCCCACAGCTTCTTTTCCGCTTTCCAGTAGTCGCGACACGATGGAACGGCATAACCTTCTGGCCTCAGAGTTCAACATTCTGGCACCCGAAGAAATGCCGATCTATCGCTTTCAGCAACTGTCGGAAGCTGCGCAGGCACGCCGTGACAAGCGTATCGAAGCAGCGGAGAAAGGACTTGTGTTTACAGGGTAATTATCATGGCTCAGTTCAGTTCCGATGCTGATCGTAAGAAGTGGGAATCGTTGCAGAATTCAGCAGGTTCCTCACTCGAAGCAATCGTTCACGGACGTGCTACAAACTCAGATTTCCAGAGAGTGGCTACGGTCTTGAATGGCCTCAACGGTTTGGCCGCCAATGTTTTTAGTCAAGCCGTATCTGCTGCTGAAGTACAGGCCAAGAAGTTCGAGTCCTCGTACGAAAATGTGTTGGCTACGCGTGACAATGAAACACTGACGGCCTTCGAACTGGCTCTCAATGATCAGCTTTCGAAGTTGGCCCCCGACATCGTGGGGTCTCTCAAAGAAATCATTGAGATGTCGGCTCTTGAATCGAACGATGATCTAACGCGTTCGATGGGTGGCCGATTCTCGGACATCGAAAGTCTGTTGCCTCCCCGTGATCTGCCGACCGTCAATGATTTGCTGGCCGCCAACGATATGTTGGCTGACCAGATCAATCAGGCCAATAGGTTGTTGGCCGACGCGCAAGATCAGGCAGATGACAACAAGTGGGAGAAACGCGAATCCTCGTTGATCGAGAAGATTGCTGGCGCATTTCGTGAGACGCTGCGTGATCTGGCAGAGA